TTCATTTCGCTCGCAGCAATCACACCTTCAATGCCGCCAGCTTTTGCAAGCTGTGCTAGCGCCTGATCAGGCAAGTCCTCAGTCCTGTTAGCAATCCTAAGTAGGTTTTCCATTGCCATGTTTAAACGCCTTACGCAGCTAAGTTAGCAGCGCCCATTAAGAAGTTAAGTAGTTGCGCGCTTTGATTTGCGCCGGGCGATGACGTTGTCGTTGTTTGTCCAGCATATCCAGCAGGGTTTACGCCTCTCAGTAAGTTAGAGAAGAATGCTAGCTGCTGCTGTGGATAGTCACGCTGCGCTGCAAAGTCTGCATACTGCTGATCAAGTATTGCTTGCTGATCTGCTTGCTGTTGTGCGCCAAGTGCGTTCAGTGCGCCTATTCGCTGTAAGTCTAACGCTTGCTCTGCCTTATCTACGCCAAGTCCTGCTGCTGCGGCAGCATCTTGTCTGCGCAATCCTTCAGCATATGCCTTCTGATTTGCCAGCGATGCTCGCAGTGACTGATCACCTGCAACCTGTGCGGCTTGCTCTGTAAGCCTAAATGCATCTAATCCTTGCGCTCCCGCTGCTTGCTTGGCGGCTTCAGTCAATCTAAATGCATCAAGTCCTTGTGCCCCTGCCGCCTGTTTTGCAGCTTCGCTCAGTCTAAATGCATCAAGACTTTGCGCTCCTGCTGCCCTTGACGCTTGATCTTGTGCAATCTGGGCTTGCAAACTTTGCGCTCCCGCTGCTCGCAATGCAGCATCACCCATCTGTTGAGCTTGAAGCGTCTGAGCGCCCCCTGCTCTTAGGGCTGCATCCGCAAGCTGTTGCGCCTGAAGTGTTTGCGCACCACCCGCTCGTGCCGCTGCATCTGATGCAATCTGAGCTTGCAGACCTTGCGCTCCAGAAGCTCTTGCTGCTGCGTCTGCTAACTGTTGCGCTTGCAATGTTTGAGCGCCTCCAGCCCTTGCCGCTGCATCTTGTAATTGCTGTGCTTGTAATGTTTGTGCGCCAGCCGCTCTTTGTGAAGCATCACTTAACTGGGCTGCGGATAAACTTTGTTGACCAGCAGCACGACGCGCAGCATCTGATGCAATTTGTGCCTGTAGGTCTTGCGCACCAGCAGCCTGACCAAATCTTGCTGTTGCTTCTTGTGCAGTAAGACCAAGTCTTGCAGCTTGCAAACCTGATGCATCACTAAGCTGCTGTACACGCAAATCTCTATCAACATCCGCTGTAGCAAGACCAACAGCCTTATCAAATGCAGCCGCTCTTTGTTTTGCTTCAAGATCGCCAATGGCTCTATTAGCCTGATCTGCGGCTGTAAGCCTAGCTAACTGACCTCTACTACCAAATGCTCCAGCACCACCAGCCTGTGTTCCAGCTAGATCACGTTGAGCTTGTTGGGTATCAAACTGCTCTTGCGCCCTTGCTGCCGAACGATCTAGTACGTCTTCAAGATATGGATTTTGATATTGATCAACCCGATCCATTACTTGTTGCGCCTGAAACTGGCGAGGATCATAGCTTGAGGTAATGTTTGCGCCCTGAAAGCCTGATGTTATCGCAGAAGGATCTGCATATGATGAGGCTACTTCTCTGCCGCCATAACCAGAACCAAATGTTTGGCTTGCAGGGTCATACCCTGATGCAAATGCTTGAGCATTTGGGTTATATCCTGATGCAATTGATGAGCCGCCATATCCAGATCCAAAACCTGCTGCTGTTGGCGCATAGCCTCCACCAAATGTTGCTGCTGTTGGGCTGTAAGCGCTAGCAATAGTTCCAGCAGAATATCCAGATGCATCAGCTGTAGGCGCTGAATAGCCAGCTGCGCTTTCTGTAGGCGCTGTATAGCCAGCAGCATCAGCTGTAGGAGCGCTATAGCCACCTGACGCTTCTTGATAATCTGGCCCTATCGGTAAGCCTGTTACGGGGTCTGTTCCGATTTGACCAGCATAATAGCTTCTAGCACTCGTCATTCCCGGCAAGCTTCTACTGGCTAAACTTGTTATTCCTTGGAATGCAGCTTGTTGCTCTGGAGTATACGCAGCAGTACGTTGCCCTTCATATGGGATGTACTCCTGTTGCATAAGAGCATCACCGCTCTGCAATACTTTTTGCAGATAGGGGTAAAATTCTTCAGGTATATTTGTATTAGTTACTGTTGTCTCTACATTTTGATCAACAGAACCGCCGCCACCACCACTACTACCGCCCATATGCCACCTCCATCAGTGGTTCATCAACTTCATGCAAGTTATCTTCTTCTACTTGCTCTGTCAGTTTTTCTACTGGCTTAACCATAACAACATACTCTTTAATAAAACCATGTCGTTTAAACGCTTTTTCCATACCGGGAGCAGTTGATGTTTCTAGTCCATCAAGGCCAAGAGTTTGCGCAAACTTCTCAACCACATCATATGCTTCCGATGCCCACTCTTTAAGGCGATTGCCACTAAGAGTATTTAAATCTAAATATGTTTTTCTTGGATATTTATTTACACCGCAAATAAAAAATCCAAGCGCGTTTCCATTCTCTCTTACTATCCACACAAAGTATGGAAGCTCTAGTAGTTGATGAAGTATATCCGCAGTCACATAACGTCCGTGACTACGTCGCTCTAGGTTTTCTGCGTAGTGAGCAACCTCACCCCAAACTTTTAAAATATCGTCCTTCTTAATGAGTTCAATATCGAACGCCATGTTTAAACAACCTTAATCGGCTTCCTTAGCATTGCCATAATATCATCTGGCGTTTCTTCTAACTCTTCTGGTTGCACCACTGTGTCTGTTTTTTCTTTTCTGATATTTGCAATCATTTCGTCAAAAAGCTCACCACCTCTTGTAGTGCTGCCATCGCCTACATGAGCAACCACATCCGCTGGTATTACATACTCATCTCGTGACAACAATACTGGCTCAACGCCATCAACAACAGCAGGTACAACATCATCCATTCCACCGCCATTGCCTACTACTAAACCCTCAAATACAGAACTATCTATATTTAATTCACCACCATTTTGATACTTAGGCAACATGCCACCAAATGGCTGCTTCATTGGATCTAAATCTTTAGTATTCATAATCTTATCCTGTTAACCCGCCACGCTTCATTCTGCCCATCCCACCTAAAAAATCAAAATTAGGAATAGCAGGAGGCGCGAATGATGATGCTGCCGGAGCCGCTGCTGCTGGAGCCGCAAAGTTAACTGGGGGAGTAAAGCTTACCGGAGGCAAACCAAAGTCCATAACAGGTGCTACAGGTGCAAAGTCCATGGGAGGAGGTGCAAAGTCCATTGGCGGTGAAGCAAAATCCATAACAGGTGCTACAGGTGCAAAATCCATCATAGGTGCTACAGGCGCTACGGGTGCAAAATCCATTAGTGGCTCACCCATCATTTGAGATGAAAAATCTACAGGTGCAAAATCCATTACAGGCATAACTGGATTAAATCCAACCACATCAGGAGCTACTCCAAAATCCGTTTCTTCCGTCGCTGGAGCTAGCCCATCTCCGGGGCCAAATGTGCCAACCTGCATCGGAGGCACACCACCAAAACCAGTAGGTAACATATATCCACTTTCTGGATCATAAGCGCCCGGAAGATCTTCCATGATTGACCCGACAGGAACAAAACTATCTATGCCATACGGATCTGGCTGACCAGTAGTAAGATCGCTAACTACTCCTTCGCCCATTCCAAAAGTTTCGTTATATGGAGATCCACCTGTAACTATCTGTGTAGTTCCTCTTTCTGGAATAAAGCCGCCATAAATACCTTCTGGAATAAGGTCATAAACGCTATCTGGAACAAAGCTGTCATAAGTGCTACTACCTGTATTAGTTGTAGTGCTAGCAGCCACAGCATTAGGGTCATAGTCTGGGTTCTCAATTTGCTCTTGAGTTGTAAATGTTCTAGTAGCGTCTCCCAATAGTCTTTGGTTGTAATCAATTACAGGCGCATCTGCAAATCCACGCGAGCCTAATGTAATTGCTGGGCTATCTGCTCTAGGTGTATAAATTTGCTGAGTGTTTACAACATCTCGCAAAGTAAATTCTCTATTGCCTAATGGATCAGTAAGTCCTAGTTGATCTGCTGCTGCTGCTTGCGCGGCTGTTCCCATTGGATCAGTAAAGTAACTAGGCGTAGCCATTGATACTGGCCTGTATTTCCCAGTTGGATTCAATGGGTCATAGTCTGCTGGGATCTGCGCTTCGACATCTCCTTCTGATGCTCGCCCACCACGAAACAATCCACGGACGTTGTCGCCTACAACACCGCCTTCTTTCATACCCGTTGAGTATGTAAAAGGATTAGAAAAATAATCAAACTCGCTAGTTCCTGCTGGATTAGTGTTAGATCGTCTAAATCTAACACCTCGATCATCAGGCGTTACAGGGACATAAAATGGTTCTTTTTCTTCTTGTTCAGGCAATGGCATATTCATCAGATTGAACTGATCTGTCATAGCCTCACCAGTAATACCCGCTGCCGCTGTGCCTAAAAGATCTCCAGT